CCATTTGGAAATTTTATAAAAGCCTGTACTCCGTCTTTATATACTCTATGTTGTTCGAATTTAAGTTCTGTCCATTTCATTTTATTCCCTTTCGGTTTTTATTTAATTTTATCGATTTACCTTTTCTTTTGGATGCTTTACAACTTGCCTATTTACAAGTTCAAGAAAGCATTTTTTACATTCTTTGCTATTCCCCCCACGATTTGGATCACTAGGATTTAATCTCATATCTCCCTGTGATTTTATCCATTTATTCAAAAGTTCTTTTCTTGTAAGATTTTTCATTTTATTCCTTTTCTTTATTTAATGTATTGGGATAACTATTTCCATATTCTTAAAGGTGTCTAAATTCCCGCAAGCATGACCAATATTCGTGCAAGTTCCACAGTTCCCGGGACAAATAAACACCTTGTTTTTAAACTGTTTTCTTATATCTTTTTTAGTGCTGTTTATAGCTGTGAAATTTCCTCTTACAAAATGTAAGTTTATTAGAAAAGGTTTTAATATATCATATTTACCACCATTGGAAAGATTTAAGGCGTAATTACTTGGGAATTCATATCCATCATCTACAAGCTGTAAGAATAGGTTTAAGCTTTTAGAATATCCATAAGTTTTTATTTTACTATTCTTTTTTATTAAGTCCATCCAATTAGTTAAATTTTCTAAGGTGTTAAAATCTCCGTCAACATAAAGACGAAAATCAATTTTATCCATGCTTTTAAATTGTTTGGTATTTAATACCTTGTTTAATTCCTTTTCTATTAGGTCAAATTCAAACATTAACAGCGTATTTTGTACTTGCCTAAGGAAACTAGCAGGATATCTCCAAGCCTTAAAAGAATAGCAATATTTCTTACAAATACCTGCTCCAATGCAGGTTACAATTGGTAAAGTACTAAAATTAAGAAAAGGTAGTTTACTATTCCCTATCTTGAAAACTTTAAAAGGAAATACATCCGTTTCACCTTTTAGCCATGGTAAGAATTTTGTAATATAATACTCATTGCTACCAGTTTTAAATTCTGTATCATATCCAATAAAGTTTTCTAATATTTGAATAATTCCTGATCTGTTATTATTTCCCGCAAGTTCTGAAATATCTTTCTTAATATTGTTATTAAATACTTTTTTCATTTTTATATCTCCTCACTTGGCTGATTTCCATAATAGTCTTCCATATAACTCTCAGCTAATTCCCTGTAATTTATTCTATTCCTTGCAGAATTTAATAAATCATTAGCAAAACTGGCTTCATTATCTAAAGAGCCATTAAGTAAATACTCAGCTTCTAATTTTAGCCATTCAGCTAAATTGGAGATAAAATCCTGATTGTTACTATGTCTATTGGCTATGGCTTTAGCTATGGCATTTAAATTATTCCATGAATTTTCATCATTTTCTAGCCATGTTTTAAAATTCCAAGTCTCATAATTTTTCCAACCGTTGTATTCATTTTCTTTATTCATTTTTTTATTCCTTATGTTTATTATGTTAATCATTTAACTATTTAAATCATCTACATTAGTTTACTAATACTATTTGATATAAACAAGCATTTAATTTAGTGTGATAACCTGAAGCATGAGTCTATGACATATGGGCTATAATACCACATACACGTATAAGGCTCGTAATGGCACACAGTGGCACGTTCTCGGTGTCATGTAGGGTTGAGTATAGGTTGCATATTACAGGGGCTTAAACAGGGCATCGGCTGTAGCTGTGATATGTATACTTTGTATTACATTATTAAGTGTGCGATGTATTACATTGTATGACATTGTGAGTAGTACACTGTATCACATCATTAAGTATACAATGTATCACAATGTATGACAAGCCACGTAATACAAGCTATGGTTAATGTAAATGAGAATCATTCTCAATTGTAACCGATAATATATCTCGCTGGGAAAAGTAACCTAAATGCAACCCCTCAAGGGAATTTCAACGGGGTGTACGGCATAAAATAAAGGGGTACACTCATTCTAAGGTAATTTTTTTGGAAATGCTATTTTTTAGAAAATTTTGTGATCCAGGACAAAGATAAGACTATATAACTTTACAATATGGAACATTATTAATATAATATTATATAATATATATTATAATATAGCAGCGATCACCCAATTTTGCAAGAAATATAAATCTAATCTAAATTTATCTATGGATTTCAAGGAAATAAAAAACACAAAGCATTATTTGTATGACAGCAAAGAAGAATTTGCTATTGCTCATCCAAGTGTACCAGTCCGTCACAATTGGCGGCATGGTGATGAAGGTGAGTGGGTTTTCACAGATGATGAGTTTGTGTGTCAAATCCTACGCAAAGGCATGTTAACGACAAGATCAGGGGCAAAGAAGCCTTATGCCCGCACAGTTTGTGGAACTTTTTTCACAGAGAGGATTAATCGTGAGATGCTAGGCGATAATGGCATCCCAGAGAACATATATTCCATGTCTGGAACAAATAAAGGCCAAGAGTCTTTTAACAAGAGGGGACGTAAATCCAAAGAAATCTTATTTGCACGGTATATTGCAGACAGCATAGCTAAACATAGACCTGTTGATCCTGTGGATGCTTATAAGATGGCTTATCCAGATGCCAAATCAGAGGAATATATCAAACGGAAGGCTGATAACCTTTTTAAAACGGAGACAATTCAAACAATGATTAGTAAAGAGAAACGTATGCTGCTTGATGAAAAGGGTGTTGCTGATGGTTGGATCATTGAGCGTTATAAAACTATTGCAGATTTGGCTGAAAATGATACTCATAAGTTAAAAGCACTTGACAGCCTAGCTAAAATGTCTGGGCTTTTTGATACAGAAGAGAAGAAATCAGAAGAATTAACAATTTGGGCGGGTTTTTCGCCTGAACAGCTAGAAGGAGTCAAGAAACATGGAAAACCAGAGATTATCGCACATGCCAAAAGAGAAACAGAAGAAGAAGCCTGCTGATCCTTGCCCTATTTGCAATAAAGAGCTGTATTTAGACAACACATTTACACAAAGGGTGGGGCTCTTAGGGGATTATGATGAAGTTATAGGTTGGCTTTGCCCCCATTGTAACTCTGAGTTCGATACTAAAGATCATTTAATGAAATTCCTGGGAGAAAACCAGATAAGAGGAGAAGCGTGAGGAAAATAACAAATTTAGAAGTACATCAAAGCAAAAATTCTCCAATGAAGTGGTAAAATGCTTTGATTATCCTGTTTTAGTCGGATTTAGGGGCAAAAATGAGCAGAATAGAGTCTTTGCAGAAGACCGTTTGATAAGAATACCACTTCGTTGGGGAGAAGGATGGGATAATGATACTCCTCTTGCAGACAGCACGTTTAACAATCTTGATAATTTTAAGATTAGAAAGGGTTTAATGATAGAATGACGACAAGGGATAAGCTACGACTTACAAATCTGATAATAGGTTTCTTTAATCTGTATTATTGGCATGTAGGTAGTGGGTTATTCGTCTTCATTATCGGCTGTTTGAATATAGGGGTTTTTGTTTTTGGTAAGAAATAGTGGCATGGCAGACAGTATTTATCCTTCTTGTCGCTGTCTTCTCCGCTTGGGAGATAGACAGGGCACAGCCAAAGCCGTATCCACTTGGAAGTGGAGACACCTTGATGGTTAGGATCGTTGGTTATGAGTTTTGTCCCAAGTATTGTGATGTAGATCACTTTCATGTAGGGCATAAAAAAAATTACAATTGCGGAGAAGAAATATGCGAGCACATAATTTATGAATATAAATCTAACTAAATTGATATCAGGCCTATGGATGGGTGCAATTTTGTACATATTGTACATTATGCTCGCAGATGTCCAGTATATGACAAAACTTATGCATTCATACATGACGATGGTAATGGAGTTTGTAAACCATTAATGGAATTTGTAACAAAATATTGGCCACAGCTTGTTGCCTTCCTTGCCCTCATGGTGGCTTTTGTAACTATGAAGGTAGATATAAGCGTCCTAAAGGAAAAAGTAAAGACTTTGTTTAGCATTATCAATAGAGGGATTGGGGGTAACTCCCCTCAATCACAAGAAAAAGATATATCTCCACCTGCACAGCCAAAATGGGTAACTGATTTTTCAAATATGTCTCCTGATCAGATGGCAGAACAGATAACTCAAGGCAATCCTAATCTTAATATTCTAGATATAATTAAAAAAGTTAATGAAGCTAAGAAAGATAAATAAATTTGGCTAATTTAAACCTACATGGAGACATTTCAAAAAACGAGAAGGTACTAGCATCAGCTTATGATGACCTAATTTCCTTTGGGAAACTTTTCTCTCCTCAGGACTTCCTCGCCTCTGCAACACCTGATTTTCATGTAGAGGTGGGGAAGCTTCTTTTAAAGAAAGAACAACAGCAACTTGGCCTTGTCTTACCACGTGATCATGCTAAATCTACCCTGGCAGCAACTGCAATCCTTCATCGTTTCCTTTTTTGTGAAAAAGATAGGCCAGAATTCATTGCTTGGATTGGTGAAGCACAGGATCAGGCTATTGATAATCTAAACTGGGTGATGACTCATATAGAGTTAAACCCAGCTATACACTACTACTTCGGAGACCTTCAGGGGAACAAATGGACAAAAGCCGAGTTTACGTTAACTAATGGCTGTAGGATGATAGCAAAGGGTGCTAATCAGCGACTTAGAGGTAAAAAACAATTATCTACTCGTTTTACAGGAATGGTGCTTGACGACTTTGAATCAGAGTTAAACACCAAAACTCCCGAAGCTAGACAACAAATCAAGAACTGGGTAACAGCAGCTGTGTTTCCAGCAATCGACTTCGACAAGAATGGGTTCTTATGGTGCAATGGCACTATCATCCATTGGGATTCTTTCTTAAATGGGTTGGTTACGGGTTGGAGGGATGCTCGCAAGAGTGGGGAAGCATATTCTTGG